GAGATGATGAAGGCGAGTAGTTCTGAGTAGCGCACACCTAAGCGTGTCTGCTCGTTACCATCTTCATCAGTCCATGTGCTTGATATGAACATTGCGTAGCGTCCAGCGTCTAAGCCTTCAGCAGTGAATGCTGCCTGTAGATCTTGCGCGATTATTCCGAAGTGAATACGAGCATCGTCGCCATTCTCTGCCACTGATGACTTCCAGCGGAACTTACGCAGCAAGCCTTTTGCCGCTACAGCTACACGTTGCTCTGCGTCAGACAGTGCTTCAATGTCCTGCTTCTCGTTGCGGTCAGAAGTTTGAATAGTGCCGTTGGTGGCGTAGATGTCGTCAAAGCGAGCAGAGCTTGCGCCTAAATCAATAGCATCGTCCCTATCTGAACCATCTGAATTCACTGGGCGTATTCTTGAGCTGAGAAATTTAAGACCTACGTTGGAATTACTGGAGATGTAAGCAAATCCGTCTACAGTACCAATACTACCGACTGCTGTAGTGTCCCTAAAAAAGTTAACTATTGCGCCATCGTCAGTTGTTCGCTGTACTGCAAGCGCAGCATTCCCACTTCTACTGTGAAGTGCAGCATTAACAGACCCACCATATAAAGTATGGCCGTTAGTAGTTGTTGCGGTAAAATCTTGTACCGAAGTAACCCCAACCAACAAGTTGCCGCTTGCATCTATGCGCATGGCTTCGACCGCTGTCGCACTTGTGCTATCTGATGTTCCAAAAGTTAAAGATGTATTTGACCCTGCTCCTGACGATGCTATAGCTTTAATATTAACTTTTGCGCCAGTGCCGTTTGTTGAGCCATCGTTAGCGTAAAAATCTATTTGACCAATAACATCGTTAGTAGTTATGCCCGTGTCAGAGTTTTCAAGAGTTAGGACTGCACCTTGACCTGAGTTGTTTGCAGAAAGATTCATCTCAGTCTTAGGCGAACTAGTACCAATACCCACGTTGCCGCTGGAGTCGATGCGCATGCGTTCTGTGGAACCAGTAGATAACGCTATTACGCCCTGACTTGAAGGAGCATTAATTGTATGTACTGCACCATTAAAAGCGGCGCTGGCAGAAGATGTAAATGTTAATGCTCTGCCATTTGAACTATCATCACCGCCTACAATTAAATAAGTGCTATTTGTAACGCCGTCTACTTCTAAAGTTGCACTGGGACTGCTCGTCCCAATCCCGACGTTGCCGCTAGAGTCGATGCGCATGGCTTCTGAAGACCCTGCATAAAATTCATGCTGAGATGCTTGTGTCCTGAAAGGCATATAAGCACTTGAAGACCTATTAAACGCTAACTGTCTGATTGTTCCACCAATGACAGTTGCTGGTGAAATTTCATAGCTTTCTGCTCCACCGTTTGAAACTGAAAGTTCAGCACTAGGCGAACTAGTACCAATCCCGACGTTGCCGCCGTTAAAATATGAATCGTCAGCCGTAGCTATTTGTACTGTTTGGGTAGCCGAAGAATTTTTAAGAAATACCGCTAGGTCCGCAGAGCCTGATTGATAAAAACCACCGCCATCTGTTCCGTCAGCGTAATCAAGATTAAGTAAATATTGTCCTGATGCTGAACTTTGTATATTTAACCTACCAGTTGGACTGCTAGTACCAATACCCAAAGACTCCGCAGACGCATCCCAGAACAGCTTAGGCGTTGTGCCAGTGTCTTCGTAGAAGCTGATGTCTCCGTTTTCAACAAACCTTGCAGTTCTCTTTGTTTTACCATCCCTAGTTAAATCTAAAGTTGCCGCATTGCTATCGTTATTAGAGTCTATATCTATGAACATACTACCAGTGCTTGAAATCTGGTCGCCATTACCCATAGCAAAGCCTTCAGAAGCAGTCACTGTGCCAGTAACGTCTATGCCTGTGGAGGTGGTGGCTAGTTTTTCAGCGTTGTCGTAATAAAGCTGAACAGAGCTATTCTCATTAAAAATAGCCATGTTTTCGCCGTTTACACCCTCAAGTTGTATATTCGTAGACGCTCTAACAAAAAGACTTCCTGCGCCTGCTTCTTGAATAATAGAACCGGCACTAGGGTCATGATAAATCTGTAGGTCAGAGCCAGCACCGAAGATAGCCTTGTCATTGTCGCCGAAGGATATGTTGGCAGTGGTTGAAATGGCATTGGTGATAGCCCAATTGGAACCATCCACCCGCGCCATCTCGAACCCACCCGCTGTGGAGCCGTCATTGACATGCACTGAGTCGTTGGTCGTGTTTACAACGATCTCGCCCTCTGCTCCTGTGAAAGCGGCTATCTGTGCGCTAGTTCCGCGTCTGATCTGTAATTGAGTAGCCATCTATGTCTCCAGTGTGGGCCAGTCTGTGTCGTTCAGATTGGGCCAGTTCGCGTGTGATGTTATGTCCCGCAGAGCCTGTCGGTAGGCACGATATTGTACCTGTCTTTCGTCGGTGAGCGGTGAGTCTGCTGCCTGCGTCCAATCAGTACCCATCAGCATTTGGTCTCGCTTTGAACGTACAAGCCCTTCCACTTCATAGGCTTGAGCCTTGTTCGACACCACACCGTCGATGATGTGCTGTGTCGTATCGTCTGCCTTGCCCTCGATTACGTTCTCACCCTCTCCCGCTTGAGATGTGAAGTCTGCATCTTGGCATCTGCCGGTACGCAGGATCTCGCCCGCGCTGTTGTAGACCACGAAATTCTTCATCGCTTCAACTCAATGATGGTTATGCCTCTGTTGAACAGGGTGAATGCCCCTGTCTTGGCGTTAACACTGATTGTCCTGCTGCCTGCACTGGGGGAGTGTGTGAACGAGAAGCCAATCTGACCCGTAACCCCATTCGTATAAGTGCGAGAGGGGATGTTGTGAATGAGTGTGCTACCGTCAAAAACGTCGAACCCAATGGTATACGTTCCACCAATACCGCCGCCCACAAAGCCCAGATTCACCATTATGTAGGCATCTGTTCCTGCTGACGTGTACGTCACCGATTGAACTTGTGTGCTACCGCCTCCGGTTGTGATGCCACCAGCGGTATAAGCGTTAGCCGTCAGACTCACTGCATGGGTGGCAATCTGAGCAGTGTCTACCCCGCCCGATTTGATAATCAGGCTGTCGCCACTTCTGGACAACGTAATGCCGTCGATGTTGATTCTGTTGGCGTTTACTGTTCCCGTCGTAATCACGCCGCCAGAGATGCTGGTGACGTTACTGTTAACCTGTCCGCTGTTGATGAAACCGCTGTTGTTAGTCAGGTCGGATATATTCGCCCCGTTAACAACGATACCGCCAGCACTAATAATTCCAGACACGTCCAAACGAGCGGTGGGTACTGTTCCCGATGACACGTTGGAGCCATTGATGTTCGAGATCGTGACCTGTGCCGCGTTGATTGAACCCGCAGTCACAGCCCCTAGATTGGCTGAGATAGCCGCCAGATTCGACACGTTGAGCTTTGATGCGTCGATGGTCGATGCCGCGATCTTCCCGCCGGTTATCGCATTCGACTGGATGTTCTGTGACTGAATGAACTCGAATGTACCGATGGCCGAGACTACCGCAGCCGTGGTGATGGATGAGCTTTGAATTGCACCGATTACCGCAGAGTCTGCGAATATCTGTGAGGTGTTGAGTTGGGTTGTGGTAATCGTGTTCGCCGCAATCTCAGATGCGGTCACCGCGTTAGCTGCGATGGCGTTTGCAGTCACGGAGTCTGCTGCTAGTTTGACTGCACTGATTGCCCCGCTTGAGATGGAATCTGCAACCACGGCTCCCGCCTGAATGGATGCTGTCGAGATCTGACCCGCCGTGAGGCTTGCTGCTTGAACCTGACCGAAGACTTGCGTGGCAAGGTTCACTTGGTCATCTAAGTCTGCTGCTGAGATGGCAGAAGTCCACGAGGTTCCACTGTAGCGATAGAGCTTGTTGTCTGTGGTCAACATGACCACTCGCCCAGTGGTCAGATCAGAAGTCGGTAACGTACCCACCCTCTCTATTGGTCGAACCGTGTCGCTGAATAGGTTCTCGCCCAAGGTGCCAGACAGGTCTGTGGTGTTCACTAAGGTCGTAAACTCAGGCACCGACGAGTTGTAGCGGTAGAGCTTCTTGTCAGTGACGTTGAACAGGATTGACGGCCCTGTATACCCCGTGGGAGAAGGCAGGCTTGTAACCGCAGAGATAGGCTCAACACCAGAAGCAAACGAAGCCGCAGTGATGGAGCCGGGGTCTACTGTTGATGCCGTGAACAGGTCTGTAGACCACGCTGTGCCCGTCCAAACGTACAAGGTGTTTGTGGTTGTCAGGAACTTAATCTGCCCCACATGCGCCCCTGTGACGCCTGAGAGCGTAGACACAGGCTCAATCCCGAAAGCATCGCCAGCAGCGAACTCATCCAAGACATCTTGAGCGAAATCATCCAGCACAATCTTCTGCGTGGTAGCTGAGAATGACGCGCTGAAGCCGGACAGGTTCCCAGATCGGTCGGCACTTCGCAGCCAGTAGTATCGGGTGACATCATTGCCCAGACCCGTGACTGTGTGCTGGTCGGACTTGGTCTTAACGATCAGTGTGGACGATGCTTGGTTGTCTACCGTGTTCTCGAAGATCTCGACGTAAGCCAGATCAGAGTCAGATGGCAATTCATAATCGAGCTTGATTTGTTGAATGCCACCAGTCACCACAATGCTGGATGGGATAGCTGGAGCAGTCTGGTCGCCTTGCAGCGTTAGCTCACCAGTGATGAAGCCAGAAACCTTGCCAGTAAAAGTTACCGCTCTGACCTTGAACGTGAACTCCTCAAGCTCTTTCATGCCAGCGATCACGGTACTGGTGCCGTGAACAGCCACAGACGAGAACTCAGCGCCTGCGCCGGTGATAGCCTCGTTCACTCCCCCGTAGTTCAGTTCGAGAGTGGTGGCATCAGCCACAGAACCGTAGTCAATTGTCGCTGTGTATGAGTTGGCGACAGAGCCATAGTCAATCTCACCCTGCGAAGTTTGCTTGAACTGCACTTCGTAATAGGAGACGTAGGTGTTGGGGCTGGATGCAGTCCACGACACCTGAACAGCAGGTAGGACAGAGCCATCGTTACCCAAGACAGTCGTTTCTGTCAGCGTCAGTCCGGTGGGTGGAGTCTGTGACGGGGTATCGTCAACGATCTCGGAATAGTCGGGATTGTTTGGGCCAACCGTAGCGACGATGGTGGAGGTATCGTTGTCTGGGTTTCTGTCTGATCTGACGAAGCTCTGGCTGCTGTTCTTGTCGCCAGCGTAGGCGAATGCTTGCACCCAGTAATATCTGGTATCACCAACCGACAATGGGTCAGTCGGATTCGCTGCGTCGTGGAAGAACTGCGTTCCCCTAGTCTCACCAATCAACTGAGCATTGTCCCAAGACGAGTCAGCCGATGCGTAAACCACAATGGTTTCAAACAGCTTCGGGTTGCTTGGGTTCGTCCAGTTGAGTTCGATGTGCTTGAGGCCAGACGTAGCGGTCAGGTTCTGCGGGTCAGGTACGCCACGGAAGCCCTGCGTGATAGTCCCAGAGGGTGAGCGGGTGCTGTATTCACCACTGGTCGGGTCTGCGTAGGAACTGGCATCATCTTCCAACAGCGTCAGATTGACCACGCCGTCTTGCGTATCTGAGAACGACCAACCAGCACAACGAAATACCTTGTTGCTGTAGTTCAATTCCGAGACGGTGACGCTAACCCTGTCGCCAACGTCCACACGAAGCCCTGACAGGTTCGTTGGGAAGGTCAGGACGGTCTGCTGGTCTGTCAGTTGGATCTGCTTGTGAGCGATTCTCTGCGCCATGTACGACGTGTTCGTGAAGGACAGTTGCACATCACGAATCAGTGTTTCGTTGTTATCTCGGCTAACCGCTGCTGTAAGAGCGACTTCTGGTGCCTCGACACTCTTGTGCTGCTGGGAGGGGTCAATAAATATCGGGCGGATTGTATTAAAACGATCACCGCGCTCCACCGACGTTCTAACCGAAATCGGGCCTGCAAGTGAGTCTTCATCTAAACTCTCCGTTGGTGCCTCGTATACCCCCGCTCTGATTGTGTAAACGCCGTTGGAATACACCAGTGAGCCGTTCATCGCAGACATCAGCTTGTTGATGTTGGCTCGGTGCGAGTCAGTAGCGAACAAAACACCGTTGGCAGTGAATCGCTTTTGCGTACCACCAGGGATGGCGACCAACACGTCACAAGCGTCCGCCGCTGTTTCTACTGCGTCCCAATCAATCTTTGCTACAGGAACTGACAATCCAAACGTGGTGTCTGTCAGGTAATTAGCCGCACATAGAGCGGGGTTGTCTGTCCACTGTTGGTACGTTGCATTCGTTGGATTCGCGCCTGCTGATGTGTCGAGGCGAGGGTCATAGATGTCCTTCTTACCCTTTACGAGCGCCTTGATGTCTCGCGGTGTCAGTCTGTCCCACAGTTCCTGAGAACCGTCTGTTCTGACCCATTGAGTTGTGATGCAAGAGATGTTGGGCGTGGTGTGCGATGTAGTCCATACCGATGGGAATGCGCTTCTTAGTAATCCAGCAGCAGCTTGGTTCGACGCTCCGGTCTGCCGTTCAATCTGGCAGATGTAGTCGCTGTCAATCGGGCCAAACGTCCCAGCGGTGACTCTGGATTGGAAATCAATCTGCGCGTCGAGGATTGTCT